GTTCCGGTTTTGTACGCAGACTCGACCGACTGCGCTTCCACTTGCGGTCCGAACACGCTCACCGTGGCGCCCGCTGGCAGTTCGATTCCGAATTCGACCGAGCTTGCCATTGCGTCGCCCGTACCGGCGATGTGAATTCGGCTCCACCGGGAGTTCAGCGCGGCCTGCGCCGAGTTGCTTCCGAGCTTCAACTGGATCGCCGCTGGCTGGCTGCTGAACGCATATACGCTGAAGCAGTACGTATAGCTGGCCGGCGTGTTCAGCGTCTGCGTCAGCGCCTGCGCTCCCTCTCCGGAGTTGGCCAGTTGCCATGCGCTGCTGCCGCCCAGCGGGTCCGCCACGTTGCCCGATAGAGTAAGAAACGGCGCCGACGCCCAGACCGCGTTCGTCAGATCCTCGCTCCAGGCGAGCAGATTCGCCGCCGGGTCGAGGAACGTGAAGCTGTTCAGTGATCCTTCCATTGCCGTGAAGAATTGCTGCAGCGCAGCCAGTTCCGTGTCGCTGAGATTGGCGTACTGCAGTTGCCATTCAACCGTTGCGCCGGCCGGGTCCGCCATCTTGATCGAGCTCCCGTCTGCCGCCACGTTCACAACAGTCCTCGGTCTCCGTTGCTTCACAATCGGAAACTGGCTCGTTGCCCCGGTTAATAACTGTGGATAGATATTCGTAGTTACCCCCGGTTTTCCCTCACCATAATCGAGGTCTGACCGTGCATTTCTTCTACCGAAGTCAGACCTATGACATCATCGGCGAAACTGCAATTGGTATAAGTCTGGTTACTCCATGGGTCCGTGAAGAAAAAGCTGCCGAAGCTGCCCTGGTTTGATGCCAGAAATTGCTCCAGCGCCGCCATTTCCGTCTCGTCGAGCTCGTTCAGGCGGATCACCCACTGGTGTAGCGGTCCAGCGCAATCCCGGTATCGCTGCTCGCTGCCATCCACAAACCGCACCACCTGGTTCTGGAACGTGACTAGTTTGGAGGCCGGATACTGGGCGACGGCGCTGGTTTTGAGGGTTGGAAATGAAGCCATATCACAGATCGCTGATCACGTCGTTGATCGCACTCATGTTCAACATCGCGCTGCGTACTGCCTGCGCGATGTCACCGCTGCGGTCCAGAATGGATTGCGCATCCATCGCCTGTATGTTCACCGTCACCTGCGGCGCCGCCGTTCCGCCTTGCCCGGCGCCGCTCCCATAAGCCGCCGCCGAAGAGCCCCTGGCTCCGGAGGAACTCGCTGCTGGCGAGGTCTGCAGCGCCGTATCGGCCAGTTGTGGCATCCCCAACTGGTCGTAGTCCGCAGCCGAAGAGCCGCTGCCCCTCGAGAAACTCGCGGCGGTCGAGCTTGGCAGTGCCGTGTCGGCCAGTTGTGGCATCCCCAACTGGCCGTAGTTCGCCGCCGAAGATCCGCCGGCGCCCAACGGACCCGCTGGTGCCGAAATCGGCAGCGCCGTATCGTTCAGCCGTGGCATCCCCAACTGGTCGTAATTCGCCGCCGAGGATCCGCTGGCTCCCGAGGAACCCGCTGCGGTGGAGGTCGGCAGCACCGCGTCCGCCAGCCGAGGCATCCCCAACTGGTCGTAATTCGCCGCCGAGGATCCGCTGGCTCCCGAGGAACCCGCTGCGGTCGAAGTCGGCAGCGCCGTGTCCGCCAGCCGAGGCATCCCCAACTGGTCGGATTCCGCCGCCGAAGAGGCGCTGACTCCGGAGGAACCTGGCGCGGTCGAGGTCGGCTGCGCCGTGTCCGCCAGCCGAGGCATCCCCAGTTGGTCGTAGTTCGCCGCCACCAGTCCGTTCGGCGTATCCGCGCTCATAAAGTCGATGGAAGAGGGCTTTTGGTACTTCTCGAGATCGGGGGGAGCCGAGCTGCCTCCGCCGAACAGGTCTATCAGGCCGGTAACCAGCGGGACGATCCCGAGCCCACCTTCCAGAAACGTCGTCAGCGCCGATTCGATCGTGCTCCCAGTCCCGCCCGTGCTTGGGGCCGCGCTCTCCGCACCGGTGCTTGTGCCCACCGTAGTCGCTGCATAACTCTGGCCGGATGCGGCGTCGCTCGTGCCCGACGCGGCGTCCGCCGACGCGCCCCCGATCGGTTCGGCGATCTGACTTGCGGCCGGCGTCCCCGAATCCGTTCCGGCGGCCTCCGCGAAGAATCTAAGAAGCTGCTCTTGCGTCGTGTTGCTCATATTTGATTTCCGCCGCGAGTACCTTTTCCAGAATGGCGAACGCTTCTACCTGTCGCGCCGTGAGATGCTCTTCGTCCATCAGGCCCAGCCGCCTTCGAATGAAGAACTCCTCCACCGTCGTTTGGCTCTCCGCGGTAATCGCCGACCTGGGACATGTCCCCAGGATCGCCTCTCTTCGCGCCCACACCGGTGGCCCTCCCTGGTCGCGCGCCGCCGGCAGCCAGCCGCACCTGCGTTTCGCCTCCAGGCCGGACTTCCGGCAAACGTCGCACCTCCACCCAGCCTGGTTGGAAAATTGAAAATGGAAGGCGACAATCAGTTTTTTCGTTCTGCCCCGCTCAGTCCTGTCTCGGCCTTGACCGCCGCCAGCGCTTCCCGGAACAGGTCTTCCGGTCCGCTTTCCGCCAACCCTGCCGGAGTTGCCGCGGCCCCATCCAATTCCAGGCCCGAAACCCCTACCAGGCCCCATATCAGGTACAGCCGGTCGACCTCGGCCTTAACCAGCGCCGAGTCCATTTTTTCCCCCGGCGCCTGGCCAGCCTCCAGAAACTCCATGCGCCGCGCCAGTTCCCGAACCTGCCGCATCAGTTCCACCCGCCGCGCAAAAGACATTCGCGCGATGCGGTACCTGACCCCCGGCGCTATCTTCGACTCCCAGTCCTTCACGCTCTCGTATGTCATGCCTATCCAAACGCAACCGCGATTTCGTTGTCCACCGTCCCCTGCGCACGCGACGGCTTGAACACCCATTGCAGCCTGTTCGCGCTGTCGTCAAACTGCGGAACCTCTGGAATCACGCTCTGCAGGTACACGCCCATCACCTGGCCCTGGGTCTGGCCCAGTTGGAACATCACGCTGATCGGCGTCTGCTCCCGCGCCGCCTGGTACAACGCCGGTGTCGCGTTGTCGGTCTGGCTGTAGAGTCCGATTGACGCCTGCACGGTTCTTTGTCCCGGTGCGATCGCTTGCGGAAGGCTGAAACCAAATTCCCGTGACCGCGTGTCCAGCCCGTTCTTCAGCACCACCGACGCTTCCGTCACCGTGAAGAATTGCGCTGGTTCGGTTCCCAGCCACGCCTGCCCCAGGTTGCCGGGCACGATCGAATAGTCGAATGCGCCGATCGCCGGCTCCACCGGGTAGTTTGTCAAGTTGCCTTGCCCCGCCGTGAAGCTTGCGCTGTCCAGCACATCCTGCGCCACGCCGCTGAAATGAAACTCGTGAAAATCGCCGTCGATTTGGATCTCCATCTGATCCACCGCCGCGCCGCTCAGGATTCTCTGTACCGCGCTCGCCGGATCCCAGTAATCGAACACGCTGGCGCTCGGCAGCTCCGTCGCCGGTTGGTAGGTCACGGCCGCTCCGATCGTGGCTCCGCTCCCTGGCGCCGTGGTGAGCGGCGCGTTGAGCTGCACTGTGTTGGCGTCCACCACCGCCGTCACAAACCGTATCTCGCCCCCGCTGGAGACCGCCTGGCTTACGTTCAGTCCGTGAGGCGCCGCAAAAACCAGTGTCGTTCCCGAGTACGATCCCACCACACCGCCGCTGAAGATCATTGGCGCCGCGCCCAACGCCGCCTGGAACAACGGCCCGTACGCCGGACCGCCCGCAGCGGCCTGCCAGCTCGTCATGTACGTCTGTAAGTCGAAGGAAGTGCGGCGCCGCCCGCCCGCTGGCAGGCCGGGAAACGTCCGGCTTCCCGTCTTGTCTTTCCGGTTCGTGACCTCGAGCTGCTGCTGCACGGTCAGTTTGAGCGCCGGTATCCGGTTGCCTGCTGCGATTGCCGCCACGCTGCCATACGCGCTTTCCAGCGCCGTGTAGAAGCGATTTGCGTTTGAGGAAATGTAAGAAGCCATCTTAGTTAATGCTCACTCCAATCTCGAATGTCACTTTGGCCGTCTGCACGAAGTTTATTCCCCCGCTCTTGACGGCTCCGAACGTTACCTGATACCCGCCTGCATAGTACATCCCGTCACCCCAGTCTCCGCGCGTCGCATCCAGCGTCTGCGTCACCGCGCTGGCGTATAGCTCCACTGTGTCTTGCAACCCTTCCAAGCGGTCCTGCGAGTGCCGCACTTCGATCGCCATCTGGGAGATCCCCGAAAACGTTCGAAACTTCTCCACCAGTTGGTTCACGATTTTCTCGCAGTACACGTTTACCGCCGGATAGCGAACGGCGGTCGCCCGCTCTACCAGTTCAATCGCCACGTTCTCGGCGAGAATCTGCGCCGTCCCCAGCGGCGTTACCGCTGTCGCGCCGCTCACCGCCAGGGCCTCCAGGTGGAGATTCAAGCCGCTGGGCCCCGTCAGCAACTGTACGGTCTTGGCCGTTACCGTGTTTCCTATCGTTGTCGGCATCAGCCCCTCTGTAAAATCCGCCCCAGCGCCTGCACATAGCTCGGAGCTTGTCCACGACCCGGCTCGCGTCCCGTCGCGTTGATCCATACCGGCTGCACCCAGGCCGCCCCAACCTCGAGAGGCGCGCTGTTCTGCAGCGCCATGCTGTCCGGATCCATGCCGACGTATACGTTCCACCCGGTGGCATTCTTTGGCGCCGGCCCGATTTGCGCTGTGAACGAGGTGAACGATGTCGTAATCGCCGCTGGCATCGCACTCGCTCCTTCTTCGTTCACCCGGTTTACCCAGGCTGCGGTGACGTAGTAAATGTTGTCCGGCAAACTTCCGGGCGCCGCCGCCAGCACCGGTGTTGCGGGCCGCGGCAACGGCATCGACGCCATCCCCGCCCCAGCCTCAAGCAACCGCTCGCGATACGCGACAGCCATCTGCTGGAACTGGTCGCGCTTGCCCATGTACCGGTCGTTCAGTTGGCTGTTGTACGCATCGCTGTATACCAGCTCCAGCGTTCGGTAGGCAAACCACAGCTTGAGTGCCGCTGTTACTACCACGTTTTCCAGCCTCGGCTTCTCGACCGCCCACATCGAACCATCCGCCGGCCTTATTCTCAGCAAAGCATCCAGGTCCAGACCTATTTCTTCGTGGGCCAGTTCCAGCTTGCGCCTCAGATCGATCCCCTCCGTGCTGGCCACACTCGGCAACTGCGAGTCCAGCCCCGCAAGCTGTTCGATGCTGGAAGGAGGTCCGTCCGTGAATAGTGCCATACCCTTATGCCTGGTTCTTGGCGCGCTTCCCCGCGTCCTGGATTCTGTTCCATTCCGCCATTGGCAGGAACGTCATCGGCACCCTGGCCGCCGCCAGCGCTTCGTCCGCCGCCTGCTTGGCCTTCGCCCGCGCCTCGCGAAATGCCGCCGCGTCCGCGTCACTCGCCAGCCGCGCCGACCCTTCCACAATCAACCTCGCCGCTATAGCTGGCGTCACTTCGGTTAGCCTGCCGGTGGCGCCCCCGTCCGGTGTTTCGCAGCTCTCCATCACCGGAAATGGGTCGGCGATCTTCGCTTGCGTGTCTCGTATCTTCTGGTAGTACAGTCTCAGATCCATCCCGCTCCCTTCGCATTCGGTGCGGGCCGGCTGCCCGGTTACCCCGGCCGCCGGCCCGCCTCGCGGCTCCGCCTTTGTTAGGTGTTTACCTGCACGCCGCATCCACTGCGCAGCACCCCGCATCCGTACAGCACGTCCACCGTGAACTGCTGTGCCAGCGTATTCGGCTGATAGCTCATCACCACCCGCATGCCGAAGTTGCCCAGCTCGGCGTACTCCGCAATCGCTCCCGTTCCCGGAAGAGGTTGCGGCAGACGGCGAACCACCAGGCCCATCGCATCCCGCGTGAACGCCAGGTTGTGCGTGTTGGCCGGGCTGCTGGTCTTCTGCACGAATTGCGAACGGAAAATGTAGAAGTCTTTGTACTTTCCGATCGTCCCGTCAATCAATGCCGCCAGCCCGGCCGCGCCCGCCGTCTGGAATTCCTCGAACAGCGGAATCTGCCGCCATGCCGAGTAGGCCGCCGAGTCCACCACAATGTACTTCTGCTCGCTGGGCGGTACCTTGGCCATGAACAAAGCCGTTTCCGCCGCGTCCACCGTGGCTTCCGTCAGCGGCGATCCCGCGGTTCCTACCGTCGTCGGGAATCCCGGGTACAGGCTCAGCAGGCTCGTTTCGATACTCTGCGCGATCGCCGCCACTGCCGGCTGCATGTAGATCTTCAGCAGGTCCGGCACTGCCAGCACCTTTGTCACGTCCGGTATCTGGAAAGTCGCTTCCATGTGCGTGTTCAGCACAATCGGCGCACTGGTTAGAGGCGGATTCTGCAGCGTCACCGTGCTGCCGTCCGCGATGTTGTTGGCTACCAGCGTCGGCGGCAACAGCACGTTCACCGTGTCGCCGGCATTGGCCAGCACTGGTTCGTAATCGCGATTCACCAGGTTGCCCATCACCAGGTTTCCCACCAGCACCGGCAAAGCGTCCGCCGCCACCAGCTTCACAATCGCGCTTGCGACGTTAAGATTTGTAATTGCTCCCATTCCTTCTCCTTAGTTTGTCTTGCCGGCCCTGCTGGCCGGACTTGTCACTACAGACCCTTTAAGGTCTGCGACGCCACGCGCACGATTTCTTCTCGTACCCGCCGCATGTCTTCCGCGCTCATGCCCGGCCGGATTCGGTCGATCGTGATCGCCTCGCCTCCGCCCGCCGGACTTTTCAGCATCCCTGCCATTCCGCTTCCCCCGGGAATGCGCGCCGGCAGAAACTCCGGATTCTCTCTCACGAACGCCGCCAGGTACTCGCGCACCGGCATCTCGCCGCTTTCGCCCCGCGCCACCAGACGCCCGTCCTCGCTCCGCACGATCTCGTCCTGCACCGCTTTGAAGGCTAGCTCCACCTTCGCCACTCCCAGACGCTGCAGTTCCGCCCGCACCGCCGACGCGCGCTCCGCCTCCTCCGCCACCAGCCGGCTGCGTTTGTTCTCCTCCACCAGCTCGTTCACCCGGCGCTCCAGTTGCTCCCGCCGCCGTCGCTCTTCCTGCAGTTCCGCCTTGTGCGCCGGCTCGGCCTTGGCCTGTTCGTTGTTTGCAAATTCCTGGATCGCCTGCCGCACCACCGCTTGAATGTCGATTCCTTCCATACACCCCTCTCGCCGAACTCCTTCGCAGATTGCTCTTGCGTCGCTATCCTCGCGCGACCCATCGAGACCGCCCGCGCCTTCCGCCACCTATTCCCCCGCCTCTTCGATTTCTTCCGCCACCCGGCTCTTCACTTCCTGCCGTGCGTTGGCCAGGTATTGGTTCGCCAGCCGCTTGTAGATCTGCTTGGTCAGCGTGGGCGAATGGATGCCTAGGTTCAGCAGCTTCTGCGCGTCGTCCAACTCCGTGCTGAAATCGTCGATGTCGAATTCGTCCATCCCCGCCACGTCGATCGTGACTTCGTCCTGCCGCGCCCTCGCCACCGCCCACAGCACCTGCTTCATGCTCTCCCGCACCGTTGTCCCATAGGCGCCCAGCACCTCGGCGGTGGTCGCGAAGTCCAGTTGCTTGCCCAGCGCCGATTGATTGGTCGAGCTCGATGCCCCACCCATCGCCTGGTTGTTCAGGTAACACACCCGGTAGATTTCATCCTTCATCTGAACCAGGTTGTCCG